TTACTTACTAGTCCAACTGATCCAGTTCCTGTCGTGGCTGATAATAATGGGCACTGCATTGTAACGGTTCTTCCTATCCTTGCTAACTTGCAGGTTTTTGATCCAGTTGATCCTGGTGTTCCAGTACCATTAAATGTAAAATTAGTTGAGTGATCTAGCTCCTTATAATAATTCAGAGCAGTCTGCCCAGCAGCATCATCACATAGTATCCCGGTCGTAGTTTTGATTTGACCCACGACATCCAAAGCCACGGTGGGTGCCGCGATGCCGATGCCGACGTTTCCGTTGGCCAATATGGTCATTCGCTCCAATGGACTTACCGAGCCATCTGCACATGTTCTAAATTTTAATACACCAGGCATTGATGTAGCACTAACCGTACCTGCACCAACAACAGAATCTATTCTGGCACCTTGCTGAAATGCAGATACCCCGTCACTTCCTCTAAAATAGATGTAACCCAAAGCCTCTCCGGCAGTAACTGCGGTATGCGTCCCTACCGTAGACCCTTTACTTCTATTAAAATCAAATACAGTAGCTTCACCAGCCGTTGCAGACCACGTTGTTAATGAAAGTCCACTATTTGTGGCTGAAGCATCAATAGACAAACCCTGACCGAGCCTAATCGACGACGCCGACGTGGATGCGCCTACCTTAAGCGTTCCAGTAAACGACTTATTCCCAGCAAAAGTCTGAGCCACAGTATCAACAAGCCCGGCTGTTGCTGCGCCTGCGCTGGGGATATATGTGGCTACCGAGATCGGGTTAATCATGTTCGCCGCGATGGTATATGCGGTTGGCTCGGCGTTGAGTTCTACATCACCCGATATGGCCACGTTCGCGGTTGATGTGGACGATTTACCGTATATGTAAATATCATCCGAGTTGTCATTACAGAATGCCGTTGATCCAAAATCATTGTTGTTAAAATGAGAGCATACCGCCTGTGATGCCCCTGCAACAAAGAGTACATCTGGAAGGGTGATCTGGATCGTAGCATCGAACGGAGAAACTGTGGTATATGAGCCTCGTATATTGAATTTTAATCGCCATACCCCTGCACTATCTGAATAGAAAATACCATGCGCCCTTGTGGTAGCCCAACCAGCCTGAGCCGATGTCACAGTTAAATCAACTTGCTTCGTCTGTTTAACTAAATTCTGCACCGCTATAATATTATTTCCGCTTGGTGATCCCAAAAATCCGCTCGACATATTACCCCCAATTCGCCAATTGGCGCGTTAATTTGTGTTCGTTTCAAATTTCATTTATTTACCTATTCTATACGTTCCAAGATGCACATATAGTATGTATTCCAGTACTTGCCGAATTAGGCCATGCCGTCCCTGCGGGCGTAAAATAGATACGCATAACACCAACAGTAGAGATTGCCAACGTCCCAACCGTCGAAACATTATTCGATACAACCTCGATAGGTATACGTGTGCCCGCGCTAGGATATGCCCACGATTCTAGAGCGACAGACGAATCTACATAAGCGACAGACCCAGAAGATGTGCCATTAAATATGGACGTTGTGGTCAGGGTAACAACCCTTCCTACCCTAGTTATTTTTCCAGCAAAAGCACTGGTGGGGGTAGAGAAACTCCATACTGCATTAAGCAGTCTAGCATCATCCTCCCTATAATAATTCAGCGCAGTCTGCCCAGCAGCATCATCACATAGTATCCCGGTCGTAGTTTTGATTTGACCCACAACATCCAAAGCTACGGTTGGTGCCGCAATGCCGATGCCAACTTTGCCGTTATTTAAGATTGTGACCAAATTGGAATTTTCAGTATTATTATCAATATTTATCGCCGTAGAACCAGAACTTATACTCATGTAACCAGCTGCTGCTGCTGTACGTATTCGTCCCCCGGTACCCGCACCGCCAAAGGTATTAACTGTTCCATCATTTACAAAATTTCCCGTAGCATGCATCGCACCCACAACATCCAAAGCTACGGTGGGTGCCGCGATGCCGATGCCCACGTTGCCATTAGCTAGTATACACATGCGTTCAGTGGGACTTACTGATCCGTCTGCCGACGTATTAAAGACCATCTTAGCTGGCATGGATGTAGCACTAGGAGTTCCGGTATCAACACTTGCACCAATATATGCTGCATTCTGAAATGCGGATACCCCATCGCTTCCCCTGAAAGAAATAAAACCAAGTTTATCCCCCGTAACAACAGCAGCATGCGTCCCAATTGTCGCACTCTTACTCCTATTAAAATCCACTAGTGGGCAATGTCCGGCAGTAGTTGACCATACATTAAGAGCATCACCGCCATAGTTTGCAGACACATCGGTAGAAATAGATTGACCAAGCCTACTAGACGTCGCCGACGTTGATGCACCTACCTTAAGCGTTCCAGTAACCGCCAAATTTCCAGCAAAAGTCCCAGACACAAATGTCGCTTGATCCTGCACTCTCCAAGTTGAGTTTGTAGCATCCCAAGTCAGAATCGCCCATCCGTTCACTGGTAGCAGAGTTACATCAGTGTAAGCAACACCGCCATAAGTGATTGTCTCAGTTCCAGCATATCCTTGGATAACAAGCCGTTTTGTCGTTGTATCGTTTCCGAATGTTTTGAAGCCTATTGTTGCCGTTGAAGATGCTGTCAATGTCGATGACTGTGGAAGCCTGCAATAGCCGTTGTACGTGGCTAAATTGTACTGATACAGGTTGCCGCCAAGAGTCGCGAAAGGTGTGCCTGTTGCAACGCCGCCATCTTCCGCAGCAGCAGCAGCATGATAGACGACAGCAAGTCCGCCTCCAATTGTTTTGAAGGAAGACCCATCATCAACCACAAGAGATGCTTTGTCTGTGTCATATGCAACGGTAGCAACCTTGCGAGTGAGTCCAGAGAGTGTGGCAGTTGATGCCTTTGGTACGGTTACTCTTGATGTATTTGATGCCGTTGATCCTTCATAATCCTTGTTGGTCAATTGTTGGACCGTGGATTTTGTGGCGATTGTTACTGGTTTAAATTTACTAGAAGTTGAATCGAAGACGAGAGCCTGCTCGTTGATGGCTGGTGTTGATAAATCAACGTCAGTAAGTTCTGATGACGTACCAGCAAAGTAACCTTGAACAATGATCGCCGCAATGTCTTGTTGCGATCCGGTGTTGTTTGTGATTGTTACTTTTGTCGTAGTAAAACCGCCTGTAGCAGCTACCACAAAGTCATCAAGATCAGGTGTCCCGCCCTTAACGATCCTGGTCAATTCGCCAGTTCCCTCGTTGTAGGTGTGAAGAAGGATCTTCAATTCCGCGAAAGCGCATTTGAAGTTATGCTCCAAAACAACAGAATCAGCAGTATTCAAGTTCGGAGCTAAATAAAACCTGGATGTCAAAAAGTCTGACACCCTCGAATATATCGCCTTAATATACGTTTCAAGAGTAGAACCGCCTTCATAACCCAGATCTGGGTGAATGAGTTGCGCCCTGCCTAATGTTGATGTTGTATTAGCCATTTATCAACTCCCTGCGGTATGCTCTAACAATTTGATATTTCTTCGCTCAATCGGTAACTCATGGATGCTTCCCGTCCCATCAACATAAATAGTGTATTTATGCGTTTCAGAGATAAGAGCTAAACCCATAAGTTCCGACTGAAGTTTAATTTCACCCTTAACTTTAGGACTTAATACAGGAGCGGCATTGCAGCGCCTTATCCATTGTGATGTTTTGTATTCATGCCCAGGCATCTCAAAAAGAACTTTTGTGGCATATTGCTGCAAATGCTCACCCTCTATACACGCCCTGACAAGACCCTCTTTCTTTACAGAGGTCGCACTGTCAGAAAAATGAGGAGAACTCCCATTCCAACAACCAATTTTGGAAGGAGAATTCAAAAAATCAAAACGCCATCTAAGACGGTAAGAAGGTTTCATTTAACTGCCTATGCCATTATGCTGTATACGAGTACGCCCAAACCCATGCCCATTGCATGATACCACCGTCTAAGGCAGCGGTATTTAAGTAGAATCTAGAACCAATCCAAGAAGTGTCGCCCTGGACAGTATCATTCAGCTTGCCAATAACTCCAGTTACAGGCGTAGTAGCATCGGTCATCGATCCGGTATTATAGTACGCCATTGCGTCTACATGTGCCGGTATTGCGGTAGCCAAATCAATGCCAACTTGACCTGAGCCGTAATCTTGTCCGTAAACTCTAACTTGAGCAACGGCTGGGTCAAAACGAGAAAGGCCCAAACCTACTAGAGATCGTCCACGCTGATCAATCCAGAACCCACGTTCGTTTCCAGTACCGTTGTTGGCCGAAAGACCAGGAGTAGCATCACCCATGGCAATAAGATCTGCGATGTCTGTGGCTGCGTCTTTTGCGCCGCCATACGTCCCAGGATAGATGTCGACATATGTCCCAACTTCTGTAATTGGGTCAACGGTGGCATCATGATACGCATAAATGTTAGCATAGCCGGTGTTGGTTGACTGTACATCTATTGGCTGGTAGCGACCGTTCACTACTTGGCCAATATCCCAACCACTATCGCCACCCGCCAATGTGTCGGCTATCTGCGCTCCTCTGCCACCAGCTTTTGATACTGTCAATGTGACTGCCATCTCTATACCTCCATGTTAAATCTCTTGGGTGATGGCAATGTCATATCCTGTGACTTTGCCGACAACATCAGTCTTTAAAGAACCAGTGAAACTAACCATCTGTAATAACCAGATCTTAACTGGTATTGATAGCCCCTTTGGGTCGTATCCTATTCGCCTGACTATTCCAGTTACCTTATCATTAAAAAGAGTCTCATATCCATCGTCATCGAAGTAGGTCGTAAAACTTATTCCACCGATATCAATATTTAAACTGATCTGATCCCCGATGTCCAATAACATCGAACGCGAAGTTAAAGAACATTCTAAATATTCAATATATGGTGCCAACCTAAGCATTTCAGTTAGCTGGTAAACAACGTCAACTTCAATGTAAAGATTTGGAAAAACTATCAATTTTGATATTTTGTTATCCATTTGAGTTATTGCTAACTCATTTTTATATATCGGAGTTGAAAATGCGTTCTCATTTATGGCAGGACAGAACCCATAGTCTGACTGGGCTGCATTGAAAATAGCTGTGTCGTCCAACCTTGGATTGAGAGAATCTTTTATCAAATCCCAGTTTTTTATCACATAAGTTGGCGCTGCAACGAATGATTCAAAATACATACCATGAAGAGATAACTTATCGTCTTTGTCGATATATATTTCCAATCTGACTTGCTCAAAAACTGACAAGCAATACTCTAAAAGCTTCTGACTTTCTTGAAGCCAAATTCTAGTTCTCATCGGCTTGGCCTCTAAAGTATCAGACCAATCTACCCAGTTATCTCCAAAATCATCTTCAATCAATTCTGGTGCATATGTCATCAAAAGATCTTTTACTTGCTGAACCGGATTGGTAGGAGAATATGTCCCAAGAGTTTTGCCGATAACTCTTACAAAAATTTCATCTCCACTTTCATAGATCCATGGGTCAGTTCCTTCGGTTCCTACAAATAAATTCTTTTGAGTTATTGATATCGACCTATTATCTGTCCCAATAATTATCGTTATGTCTCCACTATCAAAAACATAGTTATCCTGACCTCTAGTCAATGTAACCGTATCAACATCTAAATATGAAAGCGCCGTTTGAGATATCACACATATAACAGGAGAATCACCAGCATTTGGATCTGGCTCACCTGTCCCCGGAACTTCTATTGATTTGTTCACAAGAGGATCTTTTCCGTTTATCACAAACGCCGGGATCTGAGATGCCTCTTTCAATAATTTAATAGTGTAATCGGTTGGGTCCGTTATCTTTAGCTTTCTTAGATTTGTAGTATGGTTTCCATAAATGATCGGTATTCCCTTTCCAACCGAATCATCATCTAAATATGGAAATTCTTCTTTCAAAAAAACATTTGTAGGTATATTGACGTTCAATGAATCAAATCTATTCATTGCATGAATCTTAAAAGACTTCTTACTTCTTTCATATCCACCAGTTTTAGTTATTTTGCCTTTAAATATTCTTCTGTAATTATCTCCATCCTCTCCAATGCCAACTAATATCTCAACAACTCTGTTAATGAACCCATTGTAGTTTCTACCACCAGGAAGCAGTTCATTATATTTTCCATCAGAATTATTTATCTCAATATCGCAGCTAGACATTTCTAACTGACTTGAAAGCCAATCGCCTATTGATTTACTTATTATTGGGAATGTCGCTCTTGGTTCACAGAACCTATGGTAATCATATCCAGGTAATTTTATATATTTCGATCTGTCAGATAAAATGATTGTCCCATAAGGATCTGCAAACCCAGTTATAACGCAAATCATTTCAAGACGATTTGTTAAATTATCTTGGCATTGATCCAACAGCTCTTGGGTCAATGTTGTTGCAGTAAGATATGGCCGTCTGTCAGATGTCCCCATTTTTTTCTTCCATAAGCAAATCGAATACTTCTTTAGGCACTCCAAAAAATGAACCGCTACTCATCTTGATGACGTAATCCCCATTTCTCATATACTGAATTCCTATAGGAGATCTTACTACATAGTTTGTACAAAATTTAGCAAGACCTGGAACAAGACGATGAAGCTGAAACTTGTTGGCTTCAATAGAAACATTATTTTTTGTAACAAAAGTAGACATTACAAACTTTCGTCATAGTCCAGAGTTAATGAAACATAATGTTCTTCATCGGTTATTGCAGTATGGCTCTCAGAGGGAAGAACAGAGAGTTTAGAAAACACAGCAAGAGAACTTGGGTTCGTTGGCCTTGGTATAACAAGCGCCTTAAGATCTGTTTTATTTGTAATAAAATAGTCTCTTAGCATTTTATAGTTACCGCCATTATATTTTATCATTGAAAATGATAATGATAAGTTCTTCCTTATAGCTCTATCGTTAGATACAGGAGAGAACCCCTCTGTTTCAATCGTGTCCTTGAAATGCTTGAACCCAAAAGTCACAGGGTTATCAAAGCATTCGGCCAAAGAAACAATTTTGGACGAACCTATAACAACAACACCCATATAAAGAGCATACGGATTCCCATAATCAAGAACAAATATTCTCCAATACCTATATGGATTGCTTGGCACGTCAGGGCTTATCCAATAGGTGTTCTCCAATTCAACCGTAGGTCTAATGGTTATGTCTGCGGCACCGTTAGGATTCGTTGTATACCCATAGATTTCAACCACAGCGCCCTTTGTGAAGTTGTGGTTAAGAATTGCGATGGTATCAACATAGGTGTTTGGCTTTCCAGTATCGCACCAAATTGAAAATCCCCTAACTCCCTGGGCTGTCTTTGTAATCTGCTCCAATATATCGGTGTTCAAGTTGTTTGGATCATAGTCACCTTCGGCTATCCCGTCAGGAACATCATTCGTCCAAGTCTCTCCATTTTGCGCTGGAACGCCTCTACTTGCGAAATCAGTCAATATCCTCAATTGAGTTGTGTTATACAAAACTTTATTTACTTGGGTTTTGTGACTAACTTCTCCAATTTTTAATACTTGAACGCCAAGATAATTTTGAACATATATTATTTTTTCAACCTGATTAAAATTCAATGCATAAACATTAATCTTCATTTCTATTTGAATTGGTAAATAAATATCATCTGTAGAAGACATTATGTGAAGATTTATTTGTGACCCAATTTTATTGTCATGATAAATCTTACTATCTATTTGAACGCCATTAATATTTATGTAATCAATTCTCTTTTCAACTTGGCTTCCAACTTGAAGGTCTGTGTATTTCTTAAGATCTATTTGAGTAGATACTTCATTTACATTGTGAGTTCTCAGTTCAACCTGTGTGCTTATTGGATATTCAAAGTTTATCTTTTTATCTATCTGTGCCGAAATATCCAGTCTCTCTTTAACTCCAAGATCTATCTGAGTTCCCATTGGAGTTGTGAAACATTCAGCAAGATACTTATCAGTCAAATACGGAACCATTAAATATTTTGGACAAGGAATATGAAGAAGACCACCTTTTACAACCTCAACACCGAATGGGACAGATAGGTCTTCAATTAATTTTTCGATCTGAGTTGAAATTGGATTTGAATATATATTTTTTAATTCAATTTGCATGTTAATAGATAATGAATCTTGTATTTCAAGATCTACTTGAGTGCTTAAATTATAAATCTTATCTTCAATGAATCTTTCTATTTGAGATGAAACTACATTATATCCAGTAGCTATTTTATCTATTTGAGTGCTTAAAACATTTTCATCTAATATTGATAATTCAGACTGAACTCCATTTGGTAATTCATAATTTATTTCCAACTCTACTTGAACGCCATTATCTTGTTCATAATCAAGTATGGACTTTAATATCTGCGTACCAAGATCTAACTCTAGGTTTATTTTCGATTCAACCTGAACAGACACCGAATTAGAATCTTGTATTTCCAAATCAATCTGTGACCCAAGATCAAAAATATGGGCTTCTATCTTCTTATCTATCTGCGCGCCCAAGTAATTCTGAACATGACCAGAAAGATACCCATCGGTTAAATATAATGATTCAAGATATCCTTGCATTGCCATTATCTAACTCCTGCGGAAGACAGAATATATCTACCCATTTGAGATTTTTTCTTCAGTTCTTTTTCTATCTCTGGAACTACTTCTCTTCGTATCTGATCTGCATCAAGTAATGTCCTTGAATTTATTGTCACATTAATAACTGTCCCACCAGATGACTGAAGAGGAGATCCGCCATTATTGATTGATTGAAGAAGGCCCAAGTTATTCTTGGTAGAGTTGCGGTTTACTACAAACTCTCCAGGAGTAAGCATAGAAGGAACAGAATCGGTGCCTTGTGCAAAATTAGCAACTCGATTTGAATTTATATATCCACCGTCAGCAAAAGCAGGAACCATTCCACCACGACTAAACGCATTACCCCTGAACATGTCCATAATCCAAGATGTTGCCTTTGTTTTTACAGTATCCCACATTACCCTTTTAAGTTCTTCGGCGGCTGCGGCAGCGGCAGCAGCTATTTGAGCGGCAAGAACTTCGGCTGCTATTCTTGCGTCTTCAATGGCTCTAGCGGTAGCAGCAGCTATGTTAGCAGCAATTACTTTAGAATCCTCTACAGCCTGTGCAGCGGCAGCGGCGGCATCTTCCAATGCTTGTGAAGCGGCTGCTGCTGCGGCGGCTGCGGCAGATGCGGCGGCGGCGGCGGCGGAATCAGCAAGATCCTTCCCAGAATCTATAACATCTCCTAAAGTTCCACCGACTTTTACTTTTGGAAATCCCATAGCAAATTTAGGTAACTGCATATTTCCGCTAAGTATGGAATTTATAATCCCAGCAATTCTTGGATCTTGCATTTTTGATCTTGGTATGATCGCTTCACCAGGAGAAAGAAGGGCTAGTATTCTGTCATTTCTTTCTGAATCTCCACTTACCAATGCATTTCCAGGAACTTTACCACCTTCTGCAAAACTTACATAAGGTATGTCAATTCCAAGAGCGCCTTCAACAGTACCTTTACCATAGGCACTATCTGGAATTTTGAATATTTTGCCTAAAAGACTTGCTGGGTTTAAATCATCTAATATTTTCTTGAAACCAGTAGAAACATTATTAAATGCATCTTTCATTCCATCCCAAATACTAGATCCTATTCCTTTGAAAAAATCCCTCGCTCCATCTAACCCATCCTTCAATCCATTAAATATTTTTGTTCCTATTCCAGATACAATATCAGATCCAGAAGACAACGCTGTAGTGAATGAATTCCAAATATCAGAACCAACATCTGCAAAAGCTTTTCCTATATCTTCTAAACCTTTAGTAAATGCGTTAGCTATATCACTTACGGCCTTAGAAAAGGCGTTAATTGTGTCTTCTATTCCTTTAGTAAATGCGGCAACTATATCACCAGCAGCCTTTAATAATGCTGTGGATATATCTTCTAATGCTTTATAAAATGCATCAAATACATTTCTCCATATAGTTTCTATTTGCGACCAAAGTATAGTTAATGCATCACAAATATTTCTCCATATAGTTTCTATTTGCGACCATAATATTGTAAGTGTGTCACAAATATTTCTCCATATAATTTCTATTTCACCCCATAAAGATTGCAATGTATCGCAAAACATTCTCCATATATATTCTATTAAACTCCACAATCTCGTTAATTCAGCGCAAATATCTCTCCATGCTTTTTCTGCTGTATCCCATATATTTTGAAGAACGTCTACGAATGGTTTTAAAAAGTGATTCCATACATACAACCAAATATCTTTTAAATATTGAAGAGCCTTATTCCATATCATTTTAAGATAATTAGCCCCGCCCACTAGAGACTGATCAATTGCTTTTTTAATTCTGTTAGCCAGATCACTTCCCTTGGCTTTCTGGGCGCTTTCCATAACAGAGAACAATTGTGAACTAGACTTACTTACAGCCTCACCTAGCTCCTCAACTTTCTTTGTAACATCAGGAATGTTGAATATCGGTTTCATTTTAAATAATGCAGCTACTTCATTAATAAATTTTTTAAATTCTAATATAAACCCATCTACAAAAGCCTTTACCATTGTTTTAATTATTGGCCCTATATTCTTAACAAGAAGAATAACTCCCTTAATTATTGATAATACTATTTTTGGAATAAATAAAAGCAAAGATGCCATCATTTTACCAATGCTGGCCCAAAACTTCTCGGACGAAAATGTTTTTACAAAGCTATCCATTACTTTATCAATAACATTAGGAAACATATCAAGCCAACTTTGAAACATTCTCGTAGTATCAACACTTCCCTTTGATACAAGATCTCCGAATGTTTTTGCGGCGCTATTGAATGTGTTTGCTACTTTTCCTGGAAAACTGGATACAGCATCTAGAAGGTCAAGGAATTTCTGAGGAAGTTCTGCTATGGCATTGATCATAGACTTTATAGCATCCATGATCATTCCGGCGGCTGACACCATTCCCATAGGCCCGCCCATGAAGCTAGTGAAGGAAGCCATCCCATTGGCAAGAGGAGCGCCAAAATTAGCTCCTGCTTGTTCGATCTGAGCAGAGTTAAATACAGCGCCACCTTTTTCTACTGCTGGCGCTATCTTTGTTTTCCTTGTTGTAGCAGCCTCTTTCTTTTTGAGATCGTCCAACATATCAAGTCGATCTTTTATAAGATCATTCTGGTACTTTTCTAATTTAATTAATGCTTCTTTTCCAAGTTCCATTGTTTCAGTAGTATTATAACCTCTCTCATTCATCATTCTTTGGGCTTCAATGGCTCTTTGTATGCTAGATATTTCATCATCGTAAGCCTTTGTTTTTTCATTTCTTTCTCTATTAAAAGCTTTAATATAATTTCCTTGCGCCTCTGCTCTTGCTTCATCTATTTTTGCCTGTTTAGTTTCATAACTTAAAAGTTCAGTTCCAATTAAATTATAAGTTTCAGCAACAGCTTCATGATATTTCTTTGCTGCCGCGTCTGCTTCCTTAAAAGAACTTGTAATCTTTCCAGAATCATCTCCATATGTTGCTGCATATGCTGTGGCAAGAGCCTTTTTATAATCCTGAGATTCCGATAAAATTTTAAAGTATGCCGCATCTAATTTAGTTAACGCGTTTGTCCCTTTGTATATAGAATTTATATCTTTTTCAGTCATGCCTATATACGGAACCTTCTTTGCAACAGCAGTTTTAGATTCTCCAGGAACAGCATTAGTATCAGGCTGTCCTTGAAGCTTCTTGAAAAATGCATCCAAAGCCGTTCCATTTTTTATTACATCATCATTAAACCCCTTCATTGCTGAAGTTAAGTTATCAGACATAGTAAAAACAAAAGGTGTCTGCACTGTTTTTCTAAGTTCATTTAATCTTGTGTTTAGCTTTGCATATTCATCATTAAGAGTTTGAACCTTATCTTTATGGCCCAATAAATCTGGCCCTGAGTTTTTAAGTTTTACTATTACTTCATCAGACCATTTTCTTATAGCATCTTGCGAAAATCCAAATAGCCCAACGAATCCTGCCATGAAGTCAGTAACGCCAGAAAGAAATGAAGCAAACGCATCTACCAACAAAGTTGAAAAACCATTTTTAATAGATTCAACCCAATACTCGAAAGCATTTCTAGCCATGTCGGCTTTAACTTTCATTATTTCAAATGCATCTCCAAGATTATTTCTATTTCGATATATATATTCAATGGCAGTTCCAAATGCCATTACAGTCATTGTTAATAGAGTAAATTTAGCCATAACAACTAATGCGCCGCTCATGGCAAATGTTAAAAATATAATTGCTAATCCAAACTCTTTTGCGCCCTTTGTAGCCGCGCTCCAATTAATCCTTTGCAAAGCTTGAGCGAACGCGACAACAACAGGATAAACAGCGTCAATGACTTCTCTCATTCCTGTTATTACTCTTGCGGTAACATCTAAGAGTTTGTATCCAAAGTCCTGTATTAATGCAGTAAATGTTCCTTTTAGAATCATCAACTTTCTATCAACGGTTTTCATCTGTATGTCAACAGCCTGACCAACAACAGTTCCAGGTATTCCTTCGGTAGCCTTTATCTGGGCCATTGTTTTCTCATAAACGCCAAGAATAGCTGGGTTCATGATCATAGTGATCAATCCCTGGATGCCTTCTTGTCGTCCTATCAAGTTACCTACGGCTTCGGCCTGTCCACCTACTGCTTCAATCAACGCCTTCATTGTCTTAAGAAGACCAACAGACTTGAGCATCTCCTGAATGCCAGAAAACTGCTTGCCGTCTATTTTTAATGTCGGAAGGATTGTCCCAAGTAATTCGGACTGTTTCATAAATGACACTAGGATTGATCTAAGGTATGTCATTGCCTGTCCAGTGTCTTGCTGTGCCGTTGTCATTGCTGACAGTGCAGAGGCTGTCTCTCCAAGAGATACACCCATATTATAAGCAAGAGGGGCAACATCCCCGATGGTAAGAGCCAAGTCAGTCATCGTTGCCTGACCGTTTCTTTCAGCCAATGTCAAAATGTCGGATATTCTCGCTGCATCAGAAGCCTTCATGTTGTATGCAGCTATGACAGATGTTAATGCCCTGACAGAAACGGACAATTCCGTAGACCCACCAATTGCCAATCTCTGAGCGTCATATAGGAACTTTGTGGCATCATTGGCCGAGACAATTCCGCTACTTAAAGTCTTATAATAAGCTTCGATAATGTCTTGCTGCGATGTCCCAAATAATCTTTGAAAGTTTATAATATCGCTGCTGAATGTCTTCTGAGCATCTTTGACATCAGGAACAATAGCATTAATTGTTGCTGCGCCTTTTTCCAGTGCTATGGCCGGACCCATTACAGCCGTACCGAGTGTAGCAAATGTTCTAAATGTCCTGGTAACAAGCTCAAGGGCCTGGTTTACCATGAATATCTTAGAGGGAAGAGATCCTATGTTTTTGCCAAAAAGGGTAAACATGCCACCGCTAGAACCAGCGCCATCTCCTGCACCCTTTAAGGCAGATCTCATTTTGCCAGCAGATTCTTGAACTTTGCCTGACGCTCCAGTTAAATCATTGGCCATCTTGGTGAATGCTTTGGCCATTGAATCGGCTACGCCCTGGATCATCTTAAGCTTGGCTGTGGCTTCGTCCTTGACACTAATTGGAATGACAAATTCGTCGCCAGTTGTTACAGCCATCTTATTTTCCCCCAAACATTTTGCTAATCATTTTCCCTAAAGATTCTAAAACATTTCCAGCTAGTTCGTATGAACTTCTCCACATTGTAGAATTTTCTTTAAGCCTAAAATAATTAACAAACCAAGAAAAGTTTTCAGCGAACATTTCGTCCTGATCTTCTAATGACCCAGGTTTTGGCATAATCCCTGTTTCAAGTGCCATTAGACAGTCAGAGAACAATTCGGCTATCTCATTGTACCATGTTGCTTTTCCATGGCAAAACGTCAGTTTGAGACTTGATGGATCTATTTGCCTTCCTCTTGGAATGTTATTAAACCCATCTTCTTTACATTTTCGTTGCCTTTTGACTACTTCGGGACATTTCTGGCAGTCTACCGTCTTCAAAACATCATGTGGTGAAAACCTTAGATCTACCAATGCCCCTAAGAGTTTTTTGAGTTCGACTTGACCTCACTTTGCGTCAGTGTGAAGTAATGATTGAATATTTCGTTAACAATACCATATCTCTGAAGTTCGGTCATCGTATCTTCACTTACATAACCTTTTGAATCTCTTGAAAGTTTAATTACATCGGATTCGCCGATTGGATTTTGGATGTCCTTCAAGCAACGCTTTGTAATTTCATAGGCCCATTTACCCATGGTCATCTTTGGGTTCTTGTCGTCATCAACGCCACCAATCATTGAATCCTGGATTGATGCGCCATCTTTTCCAGATACTTCAAAATTGCATAGAAAAATGGTTGGCGTTTTACCTTCCAACAATTTTATGGATGTTTCATTTACAATTGGATCTTTGTCATAAAGCGCAAAGTCTGAAAGTTCTAGATCAACTGCGCCATCATTTCTAGAAATCAACTTTACAGAATTAAGACTTCTAACGCCTGATTTTTTGAAAGCCATTTTTTACTCCTTAAATGAAAATAGTCTGTTTCTTTGTATAGAAACAGACTACCTGAACAGATTAAGGAGTGAAATTGAATTATACGAATTCCAACACGATTGGATCTCGTCCACCAGGAGTACTTTCGTACAGGTTACCAGTGAATGTAACAGGCGTTACACCGCTAGCAGGAAGGTCAATAGCAGGAACGCTGACAACCCACTTAGGAGCCGAAACCAGAAGCGATCTGCCAACGCCATCACCGATAAGAATCTGAGGAGTGAACCCACCGAATTTCCTAGCCTGAACCAAGCTGCCAAGGTTTACGCCAGAAAGATCTAGTGTGCATTCAAGTGTCATGGTCATCTTGTTTGCAGGAACAAACCCTTCATTGCCCTGACTTCCAAAGCAATTGTCCCTATCGACATGGTCATTATTGCATGTCAAAGAAATGTTAGTTACGCAAACCGATGGATCTGTCGAATTGAATTTGAAAGAACCATAAAGATCCGTGTAAATATTATCTCTTGCGGTCGTACCAACTGCGCCTGGGTGCCAGAACACAAGGAAACCACCAGTTTCAGCATCTACTGCTGCAGAAAGAACCAGAGTATCTGTTCCCTGGATTTCGGTAGTAATGAACAAAGACCCATCGAATCCAGCAGTAATCGTCCTTCCATCAGCAGCAACAACCATTACAGGTGCGCCAACCGTGAAACGCTCAACATGCTTTATCGGGGTATTTTGAAGAACTATCGTGTCAGAAGCGACAACCGCTCCATCAATGATACCGATACCAGCAATGGCACCGTTTGCAAGACGGCCAGAGAATTTCTGTGTGCCTGGAGCATCGCCTGGAACGGTCAGGGCGTATTCTTTAACATAACCGCCAGTGAAGTATTCGGCGAAGATGGTAGAAGCCCTAACAACGCTGAAATACACTGTGGGGATGTCCTGTTCGTAAACCATCTCAACGCCAGGAACCAATGTCTGTTTTCCGAAAGACGACTTCAAGAGAACGGCGATTGCCGGATCAATCGAAGCGCCAGCAGAACCAGCCATGTTGATCATGGTTGTGATGTCAAATGAACAGTTGACTTTCTTTTTGATAAACCCAGAATGGTATCGCTCTGTTCTGTGCGGGCTGGCTTCAATCGGCTGTTCAAACTTAGCGCCACCTTCTGTGTACAGAAGATAATCTTGATCTACAACGCCAACAGCTTCATCGCCACCATTTGCAAGGCCAATCTTCAAATCGTCAGCCAAGTTATTGGTAGCTCCGTCTGTAATTACTACAGAAGAACCTGTTCCAGTTGATTGAGAATAAATCTCATAATGGTCATCAACGATGTCAAAAAGTGCCCAAACTCTTGCGTCTTGTCCGTCAGCAGCCAAGGCAGTATTGATAACTGTCTCAAGGTGTGCGGCAATTGCAGCGCCAGTCGTTTTGCCAGCGTTTGTGGTAGTGCAATTTACAAGAGTGCCGCCATCGACTACTACTTTGAAATTAACACCAGGAAGTGCAGAGATATCATCAACCGCACCAATGTCACCAATCGAACTTCCCTGGGTTCCAATTCTAGGAACAGCAAAAACTCCCCTAGATGCTTCTTCTCTAATAAAGATGGAGCTATCTACACCAAGGTTAGCACCTTCTCTATCGCTGTTAACGATACTGGCAAAATCAATCTTGCTTCTGTACTTCAAGCCCATGATAACCCTCATCCTTAAAGGTTGTGAAACTGACTATTGAAAATGATTTGCAAATTAATCATAGCAAATCTATTCGCCTCTATCATATTCAAATCGTATTCGATTCCAGGACTATCTATGTCATAGATAGCTGAATTCATATCCCTAAAAGCCAACGCCGTATCTGTCGAACTATCGTAGAAAACGGACTTATAAACATCAGACGTAAAATTGATCATATCCTTGTCAGTAGATTCTCCGACATTAATACACTGAACTTCAAAAATCGCCTTTGTTCTATTACATCCTACTATCTTTTCAACTTCAACTGCATTGAATAATAATAGTATTGCAGGTAATTGATATGGATCTAATTGAGTTGCCATTGGTATTTTATCAAAATAAACTGCTTTAACTTCGGTTGAATAACCGTTTGCAACAGTTATTGTTTCTAACCTTGCAGCCAAAGCATCCTGAATGTCAGATAAAAGACCCATTATGAACCACTCAATCTTTTATATTCTTCGTTGAATATCCTTGGATATTGCTTTGCTGCAATCCTAGCAGCAGGTCTTAAGTATGGCCTTGGAGGTATTGTAACAGATAATTTCATAAGCCAAAGCCTTCTTAACCCATCTTTTCTATTGCTGGTTCTTTTTGCTGCTATCGCTCCATCACCATAAGCAGATCTATACATCCCACGCTTAAAGAAAAAGTGTTTGCTTGGGTCATTCTCTTTTAACTGGATATATTCTGTCGGAGTAAGGTTTTTGTACTTACTTCCTTTTCTGAATTTATCTTTCAATGGAAGCCATAAAAACCTGGCGCTCTTTGGCTTGAGATTTTTATAACCGAATTCTTGTAATTTTGCATAGATAACGCCTCTTGTTCCAATGACAAGAGTTTCTTTACCACCTATGTTTCTTAGATCCCAAAAAATAGAATTCATCAGTTTGTTTGTTTTGGTAGGCCCATCTGCTCTTGCGGGGAAGTTCTGTCTTGTATTTAGTTTGGCCGTTTTTTCTCCGATTAAACCGACTCTAGCCAACGCTCTTAGGTTGGCCTTCTTTACGTTGTTAGTCAATTTCTTCAGCAATTGCTGTATCTTCCCGATACCCTGTTTGGCCATTTTCTATTTGCGCCTTCTCAATTCGCTTCGTCATTCTGTATGCTTTTACCCTTTTGCAGAAAGGGCATTCTTTTTCAGTATGCTCCAAAGTAAAAGCATTAAATTCTAATATGTAACCCTCTCCATTGCAAAATGTGGCATGAATTTCATGCTCTTGACGATACAGAGGGTTTCTCTCAATATCTGAAAGCTTCATCAATAATTCCGTTGCGCCATTGGCTGACATGGAAATTCAAACGATTTGTAAGGGCTTAGTTTGTAAACTAAAACTTTGGGGATGCCAGTTTTACCATCCCATTCAACCATCTGACTTCCAGTTTCTTCTGATTCATCTTTCTTGGATCTTCTGCCACCAATAAGAGACTTCTCGTTTTTACGTCGAAATTCAGCTTCAACAGCCTGGATGGCAACAAGTTTTACGTCAGCGGGAAGGGCCGCATAACCATAGGTGTAATCAACCCTGACCCTGGATCTGCAAAATGGGGTTCTTCCGATCTGCAAAACAATTGAATGTTCCAATACTTGGTAATTCAAAACCTCAACCAAGTACCCATTGTCTCCAGCCGTATCACATGAAAAATAGATAGCCTGGACAGATATTATCGGGATGTTCTTTGGGATGATAATATCTGAATCATTACCATCAAGAATCTCTTTGGTTACGACATGAGATTCAAAATCAGTTTCGCAGTAATTTTTGATTGATTGTTCAACGGCAGCATTGATCATAGTCAAAAAAGCATCTTGGCTGGTATCAGTAGGTTTGATTCCCAGCCACGGCTTAATGTCAGTTTCTAAATCAAGAAATGCCATTTTTCTTCTTTCTTCTTATTCTCTCAGGCCGAGATGTCATGCTTCTGTTTTCAGAAATCTCAGAAATAGAAACAGGAGTTTCAATCTCAACTTCAAGAATTACCTTCTCTTCTTCTTTGACTTCTTCTTTTGTATCGATTACTTCAGCGGGTTCCATTCCTGGAGCAAATTCAATTTTCAAACTTCCAGCCCTCTGTAATTGCCAATAACTGTTCTTGCATTTAAGAACAACAACATCAGTAGAAGTATCAACATACTTCCTGTAAACGGCGTTCATCTGCTTGCCTAGAGATTTTCTGACGGTTAATTCATCGCCATGCCCCACATAAACAAACATCGGAACAACAAATAGTTTCCGTTGACCCCTGGGTAATTTGAACTTGATTTTTACAGCGTCCATTTTTTTGCTCCAAAAGATCCCTTGGGCCATGTGACCCAAGGGATAAGGGAATTTTAGCTGAGAGCAATGTTGTACGCCATAACTACGCTGCGCTCGCTCGTAGACTGAGGTACGCCAGCGAAACTGTGACGAGCCTTGGCACTCATGAGCATACTGTCAGACGACGGCAGAGAAGGAGCTACCCAGACTTTGGTGGCCTGACGCGACCAGCGAGAGAAACGCGATTTCTTCAGAAGAAGAACATACGTTCTGTTCGTTGTTACGCCATCGTATACACCAGAAGCGTTCAGGTCTTCACGAACGTACTGGCAAAGAACCGGCTGAACACCAAAGACAGGAGGAACGATCCCAGTGCGGTTGGAAGCTAGAGAACCGAAGGCAAACGCTGTGAACAATTCAGGAATTGCACCAGTAACCAAATCGGTATGAACAGAGGAACCCAAAACATAAACCAGGTCGTCTTTTTCGGTGTTGTGCAGTTTCAACATCTTAAGAAGAAGAGCGAACAGGTCTTTGTTGGGTGTATCATTGGCGTGGTCTACGCAGATTGCTTCGCCAGTAACAACGGCTTCGTTTTCAAAAGCAAGTTTACGCAAGCCCTTGAAAGCTTTCTTGAAAGACTTGGCAGAAACAACGTCAGAATCTTGGTGTGCGCCAGTGGTGTCGCCATCAAGTAACGCTTTTTCATAACTGCGGCCAATGCCTTTGAGAACTTCGCGGCGAAGCTTGTCAATGATAGCTGGGCTAGAATCATCCAACAGATCTTGGGTGATAAGGGTGTGCACCACGTTGTTTTTCGATTCAACAAGATAGCTTGCTTCTGTGTTGAACTGAGCAACAAAGCTGCCGTCATCGGCTTCGAGTTGGCCTTCCAAAAGACCAAGGGCGCCAGGAACTCTGACGATAGGACTTGTCATGGGAAGCTGGTCGAACTGATCGGCCAAAAGAAGAGGAATTTCATACTCTTCGAAGTAAAAGCGAGCTTGAACGGTATCGATCCAATCGCCCCAATCCGAAATTCCAAAAGCCTTGCAAGAAGATTCAAAGGATTTAAACCCAGGAACGCTCATCAAAGCTTCTTTGGTGGGGTTTGCACAGCGGGTTTTGTACTGCGCCTGAATGTGCATATTGCTATGCAGTTTTTTCAGGTTGAACAGACGCATACGAACTTCGTCAGGCATCTGACAAACATCGCTTTTGCTGCCAAAGTTTACGGGGTTAGATACGGACTGATTGTCTTCATTGGCAATCGCCTTCCCAATAAATTGGTCGGGTCTTTCTTTGCCAATCATTTTTACATAATCCATATCCGATGCAAATACTGGTCTGCCAATCTGTGCAGGAGATTTGCCGCTTGCAAGTACGTCGCCAATTTGTCCTAATGTTTCGCCACTCATCTTCAAACTCCCTTTTGAAGTAAATTTGTTGAAAGGGCATCCTGCCCATGTATTTGCTGAATACCCGCTTAGACAGATACTCTCTCAGCCAAAGTCTTAACAAAAGCGCATAGCTTATTGAAATCATCTTTTACAGTAACAAGTTCTTCTCTTAGATTTTTAAGTTCTTCTTTATCTTTTTTGCATTCTTCATCGTCTTCAACGTCTTCTTTAGGAACCTTAAGTTCTTCAGCTACTACTTCTTCAGTAGTGGTTTCAGATTCTTTTCCTGCCGATTTGTTATCAAGCATACCAAGCATTTTTTCAGAAAGGGAAAGAGATTTTTCCGAATTTGCATTTATAGCGCCTAGAATTGTTGACATGCCTTTTACTGCGGAAACTAATTCTTGTGCTGTTTTTTCGTCCATATCTTTTCCATCCTTTAATCTGCCTGAAACGGCTTTTACGCCATCCGTTAATTCAATTGTTCTAAAACTATCTTCCAAAAATTCACTAGGTTCCACTTGACGTATTCTTATCGAATCTTCTGTTTCATCAACTTTGTCAGCTTTAAAATCGTGATCTAAAGCCCACTTCTTCGCCGTTTCGACAGTAAACTTTTTCTTATCGAAAATAAGACTTTGAACCTTTGTAGAGGTAGTTGCCTTCAACTCATTTTCAATTATATTCTTGATATCTGTCAAGGTATTATCTTCTGATATAGACTTACTATCAAATAAAGAATCTTGGTTAGCTGGGACAGGAACTAATGAAAGTTCTAACATCTCCCATTTCAAAATTCTTGCAGCCTTAACAATCTTTCCAGTGGTTTCGTCCCACTCAGGCGCTTCAATCTCTTTAGGTATGAACCCAATGGAAACAGTCTTTAAAATTCTCTGTGCTATCAAAGACCTAACTTCTTTTTGCTTGTCCGTCAAAGGTCCAAGAGAAGGATCACCAACATATGCGTCAAAATGAACTCCATCAGCTTCGATTCTGAGTTCTTCGACAAGCCCAACAGCGTAAGCACATGTATAGCAATGATCGGCCAAAAGAATTGGGTTCTTTACATATGGCCCAACTTGTATGCCATTGGGGACGACTATTTCTTGATATCTATCGACCACGTTAGCATTTGCTATGCCAGTAATATATAGCTTTTCCGAAGGGTCGCATCCACTTACCAATCTGTCGCCAGCTTTTCCGGTTTCAGTCTTTGCAGAAAACATTCCTTGGATCATTCGATAACCATCTGGTTTGTTCTCATAATCCAATGTTTTTTTGTTAAGTTTAAGATTGGTTTCTTGTTCAGTGAGCAATGATTTATATCGCTCAATATTTTTCTCTGAACCCTTAAAAAGTATAGTTTTAGATCTCATTTCAACCTCATGAATTGACGATTAAATCAGACTTGGATCTAGCATCTTGTGGAATTACAGAAACCCATGAACAACGGCAGTTACAAATATCAGCAGGGCCAGAACTAGGATCTCTTGGATATTTCATTTTCCCGCCAGTTGTTGGATTAGTCCAAACATAATCATATGCCACAATTCCATCGCCTTCAAATGCGGCGTGTTCTTTCCTGGCTTCAGGGTTAATGCCAACATCACCTGTGTGGAACCATTGCTTGCCAACTTCGTCAAATACTTCTCGAAGAACCTTGTGGTTCCATTCCTGACCTTCAGATATGGCGCACAATGTCTCTGTCCTTACGATTGTGTCAACTCGGTATCCGAACTTGACCTCATAATTGGCCCTTAAGCTACTTGCGATAATAGAATCTGTCTTGCCAGCCTTTTGGCCGTCTTCTATCACTTGCATGATCTCTTCTGATCTAACCTTGTCGATTCCATTCTCAGCGTCTACAAACCCATCCAAAAGCCGCCTAGCGAGGGTTCTCCTCTGATCATCTCTTGTTCTTTCCCTGATTATATCAATGGCAACCAAGTCACTATCCTCAAATGTCGTGCCTGCTTCTGCCCTGACCATAACCTTAGAAAGCGTCTTTGCATTTGAAGTTGCAATAGAAAATGACTTTTCCATTATTTCGTTGGCAACAGGAAGAACATCCTCTATGTATTTTTTCTTCCTGGTTTCATGCTGAGACATCAAGAATGACCCAACATCTCTGCCGGAAGATAGAGCATATCTAGCGTTTGCCAGTATGTTTTCTAGGTACTTATCAATGGCTTTAGAATACTTTTTGGATTCTACTTCTTCCAAATTTGCCTGATCATCAACTGCCTTTTTCTTAGCCAAACTCTTCGCGCCAAAGTAAGTTTCTTTGTCGATAATGTCTGGATGGGTATGAGAATCATCGCCACCAGATAATACTCTCCAACCTTTGATTGCATGATTGTGCTGAGTGCCATCTCCCTGGACGTTTCCTAGAGTTGTGCCATCTCCGTTTTCATCCCATTGGCAATAATGAACGTGTCTGTACTGACCGTTGCCATCATCAGTATTTCCCTTTTTGAACTTCTTCTCTTCCAAGACATCGGGAGGAGGTGGCGGCTCGTCGCTTCTTTGATCTTTAGGATTTCCAATAGTAGACAAAGGATTGCTTTTAACTATTTCAGAAACAAATTTGTCTCCTCTTATGTCGCCTTCTTCCATCGGAGGAATCTTCAAGATCTCTTTTCTAATTTCATTTATTGTCATGAACTTAGCTGCTTTTTCTCCCAATTCGCATTTGCTATAGAAAGATCCTTCTACAGCGTCAAGACCCTCTAAATCTGCCTTAACGTATATCTTCCCTTTGTACTTTGTTTTTATTAGATAAGATTCATTCCAACCGCTTTCAATAAAAAGCGTTAGAGGAACAATAGTGTTATCCCAAAGAGCAGCTTTCTGATCTTCAGAAGTTGACCTGTTTACGTCCTGGACAATACCAACCTGAGAAGGAGGTATCCCAAGGTTTGCTAGAAGTGTCGATCTGTTTTCTTTCAATCCTTCGAGATGTTGCATCTCTGTCATCGAAAGAGTTGAGTTCTTCCACCTAGCGCCCTTTGGCAGAAACAGTTGTCTCCACCAGTTTCTCTTTCCAGTGAAGGCTTGCTCAAACGTCCGCATCAGACGTTCCATCCTGGTTTTGCTTATCTCCTGGTCTGTCTCGATAACACCAGAATGCATCCCACCACGAAGATAGAAAGCCATCTCATATTCATTTTTATATCTGTCTAATAGAATTGGCCTAGATGCGCTTATTATTAATGGAAGTCCATAGAACGGATTAAATGGGTTAGGTAGTTTTACATGAACGCATCTTTCAAAGGGAATATTACCATCTGTAAACTTCAGGGCCGAAAGATCGCTTATTTGAATGGATTCAATTGGCCCAAGTTCTACGATCTTTTTCCTGTCTATGTCAGACCTTATCTCGCGCATAACGGGCGTGACAGTAGCGAGAGGAATCCACATGCACGTTGTATACTTTTCATCAAAGATAAGGAAATAGTTACCGCCAAGAACGGCATCAATATAAGAGCAAGAATCCCTGAAGGCTTTGCTTGTAATGAAGTTGCCAGTGTCTATCAGTTTTTGAATTGGATGTTTTGGGATCTCTTTGTGCGTAGCTGAATCATAAACTTTGAAAGGAACTTGCATCAAACTTCTAGCGATTAAGTTGGCGCAAGTATTGACCCAGGGTTCTTTAGCGTAAAGACCAACCAGGCGCCCAACAGTTGCCTGGATGTTGAATTCTGAACCAAAATAGTTTCCGTTTTGTTGCGAATCGTCATTCTGAAACTTGTCATATCCAAACTCTGCTTTGATATGAGCATCAATTCCAAAACGATCATTCATATCTACTTTAACAAAACGTGCATCGTTTAACTCGGATATGTCGGTTAAATCTTCCTTCAAAGTAACAGGTTCGGGACTTTTATCCCGAAAAAAGTCTTTCAAATTCACACTTCACCGTCCTTGGTTTATGCATCTTCATAATCGAAAACAAACTCATGGTCTTCTTTATCTTCATCGTCAACGTCGAATGGGTCGGGGCCATCCATGGCCAAATCGGCATAAGCGCCAATCACATCATCCAGATTCTCACCATTCAAGGCTGCTATAAGATACTCTTCCGCAGAAGACGAACAGCTATTTGAATATGCTCCACTTATCGCAAGTATCGCTGCCGATACAACGTCATCATGTTCGCCTTCTGGAGCGCCATACTTGTGCAGTCCAGAAGCCGTGACAGATAGCTCATAAATACCAAACTCATGGGCAATGCGCCTGATTTTTGGTGTTTTGTGCCAACCTGATTGAACACTTAGAACGGCTTTCGTTATCATCTCAGATTTAGACTTCGAGGTAAAGCAGATTGGCTGAACATCGGCCTCTAACTGAGCTTCATTGAGCATATCCTCGAAAGCTACACCAACACCTGTTGCGTCAAACCTAACCGTATTATCACAATCAGTAAAATAATTAGTTAGATATGTCTTAAGCCTTATCACTTGTTGAGGATATGGAATCAATTGGAATCTGCAATATCCAACCAGTTTTCCGATAGAATTGACAGTATAAAATACTGTGTAGTCCTGTTTTTTTGCAACGTCCACTCCATGGTACATTTCGCCAGTTCTATAAGATGAATCATGAATCCAAAATCTCTCCATTGATGGCTTGTAAATAACCGAATCGTCCCACATGGTACTTAGATCGCCAAACGTAGTCGAATGACTGATAAATTCTGCCAAATAATATTGAGAAAAAAGATGCGGAGGAAGAAGTTTCTTCGCCCTGGCAATCGCTTCTTTTGAAACAAATGGGCTGTCTTCTGTCTTCAAATTAACATATACGAAAAAAGGATCGTCACCCATCTTGGCCTGTCTGGCTATCTCATAATACCATGTAAGACCTCTTGGCGTACCAGTGACAATCCCTTTGCCCCTGGTTTGAGTGATGGTTGTTAGAAGAGAGATCCAAACTTGCTTTCCAATTTTTCCGGCTTCATCAACGCAAAATCTGTCTACGGCTTCACCTTCTATGGTTGTCTCTGCATCTTTACCATGAAGGAATTTTACGAATGACCCATTTCCCAATCGGATCTCCAAAAGCCCATCCATCATATCTATAGAAGAATCTGACGGCATAAACGATTTGAAGTACCTGTAAGCGATCTTACATTTTAGATATGTAGGAGCGATCCAAACACAATAGAGCCTTGGATAGGTCATCGCTTCAGTAACCATCCATAGGGCAGACCCATAGGTATTGTGTGTTGGGATGCATCCTTCTCCACATAGGAAAAGATGGGTAGGACTATCTACCTTAATACATTTGACTGGTACTGAAGGAACAGGATTGACTGCGACAATAGTGCGGTGTTTTGCTTTAAGGGCCACAGGACGTATTCTGTCGAGTTTGCGCTTTAGACGAAAGACAGGGACATCGGTTGTAAAAAGAACTCGATAGCAAAGCTTTTTTTGTACGCCATATAATTTCCCATATCTCTCTTGTCTTGAAACTCTTATCCCAAGAGAAACGGCCAATTTCTCAACACCGTCCGCAATGTTTTTGTTTGTATTATCGAAGCAACATTTTCCAGTTTTACCAACAGTCCCATCTGTATCCATTAATCCCTGGAGAAGAGCTAATCTTTGCGCTGAAGATCCAATAAGATATTGATCGGGAATCCTTTTCTCTTTTGGCCTTCCTATCTTTTTTAAATCTGTTATCAATCCCAAAACACCATGTTGTTTTCCATCTGGATAATCAGTAACTACATATCCAGCTTTCTCTATTTCCTCGACAATCTGCCTATCTGGCTTACAGTATGATCCGTGGCCAGTACTACCATCTCCCAACCAAATACCAAGAACATATGGATCTACTTCAAGCTTTTGTTCTTTAAATTGTATTGGGCCAGAAACCAATTTAACAGAATGATTGGGTCTTTCTACTCCTCCTATTGTAATAGTAAGAGTATCCAATATTTGTTTGGTTGTTCTCAATTGAGGAGCCGCCTCAGTTGTTTTGCAGCGATCATTTTTCGATAAAACCCTAGCTTGATTCTTTCTCTCGTAATGAGTTTCTGTTAGCCATAAATGATCCTCGTCTGCTACAACTTTAGTCCCATCCGAAAAGACTAGTTCATAACATTTATGATCATACATCGGCTCAGAGGCCCAAATAACCTCGATTGGATGA